GATGTGTTCCGCAATCTGGAGTCCAGTATGAACCATTTTAAATTTCTCGACACTTTGTTCCCTTGCGGGTCCGAGCGCCTCTGTGGCGAAGTCGTATCTTGCTCATTCGACCTCTACGTTTCCGACTTGGAAAAAGTTGGAAACGTTAGTTGGAAGAGAAAAGCTTGGTACGTTAACGCCTCAGTCAACGCCTGGCACCTGCATAGGTGCATCATGCGAGAATCCCGTGAGCTCTTTGCTCATAGGAGGATCGTACTGACCCGTCTCGAGTGGCGAAATCTATCGATCACCTTGCGTGACTTGATAGCTCTGCACTACTACGAGAACTACCTCACTAAGGGCGAAGCCCAATACTTCCACGAAGATGTGGGTATTGCGGCCAACTCGGAGTGGGTAGTGATTGTGGACCCAGGCGCGACTAGTAATAGTCCCGTCTGGTCTGATCGTTCGATCAGAACTCTCTTGGATCGGTGAAGAGGTCCATCTTCCGCGGACCACCTGCAAGGGTGGTAACCGCTGGCGGCCCGACCGTCATGGTCGGTTTGTGCCGTAAGGCATGACTCTCAAGGAGGCGCCTTGTCTCGGTGCCTAGCATCGTGGCGAACCAAAACTACAGCAAATCGATTACTCTGCCCTGGTGGGCGGGTGGTAACGCAACCTGGCCAGTTGTTGTGCACCAGGACACAAGTGTGAGCTCTCCTAAGAAACCTGCAGGGGGTTTGGCTTTACGGCCAAATCCCCATGTTTGGGATCATCGGACCTCATCTGTGCCCTGGCTATCAACTCCTGACTGGAATCGCGAGACCGTTCCCATCAACGTTATGGGTACCTTAAACCAGTACTCCTACGCTGATATCAGTTCTCGACCCGTTGTAGTGGCTCTCACCAACGAAGCATTAGCACGCTTCACTGGCAAAGTGCGCAAGCACAATGCTAACCTTGGTGTGACCGTCGCTAGCTGGAAGCAGTCTAGTGACATGATTAGGGATCGCAGTCAAAGAATTGCCAATATTTTTGACCGTCGTATCAAGGCTGTGGGCAAAATGTCTCCGGAGAAGCTCCGCCGTATTCGCGCACAAGGGACCGCTTCTGCGTTCCTGGAAGGCGAGTTCGGTTGGAGACCTCTTTTGGATGACATACAAGCAGGGCTTGGAACCCTTGCTCGTAACCCACCGGATTCTCAATGGATCCGTTCATCGGCTCACGCCGATGTACCTTGGACGTATTCGACTGTTGGTAACACAGGTCTGTCTGCTTGGTTGAAGCAAGATGCTTTAGAAAAGTATCTTGTGACAATTAGCGGACAGGTTACCATCGAAAGTCAAAATGCGTTCCTTGCTAACCGGTTAGGCCTGCTAAACCTACCCGGGGTGGCCTGGGATCTAATCCCATGGTCATTCGTCGTAAACATGTTCACCAATATGTCACAGATGGTCAATTCCTTGACCGACTTCTGTGGCGTTACGGTGATCTCGTCCTCGACGACCCAGAGTGTTCTTGCAGACATTCGACAGCAAGTTCTTGACAATCCTGCCAACAGTACTTATGTAGGTTCCTGCGGAAGCAGGCTCCGAATTAAGTACCGGCGCCGGACTTTGGGGCTTCCAACCCCGAAGTTCCAGTGGCGCGTTCCCGATCTCAATCTGGAACTAGCTGCTATTGCATCGGCTTTGGTCGTGCAAAAGCTTAATAGGTTGAATAGACTTGTTGGGTACCGACCCTAATCCTGGGGTTGCTACCGTTCACATCAATTTTCCTACAATAGGAACCAAGGAAAAATGCCTCAAGCAGTTGATCTCGTGTTGGCGAATGGTGCCGGCACGCCCGTGAACAAAACCTTCACTCTCTACAACCCGAGCGCTGGCGACAACGCCATTGCGCTTTGGAAGTTGATGGAAGGTACGATCTCGAGCGTGTTCCCCCAAATCACCACCTCGGCCCGGGCAACCGGAAATAAGTCACGCAAGATGCAGGGGAAGCTTCGGCTTCCTTCGAGCTATACGGACACGGTGACGGGTCTGACGAAAGTCGGATCCGCCTTCGAGTTCGATTTCTCGGCCAGCATCCCGGACGATTTTCCGGAAGCGCTCAAAAATGACGCGGTCGCGTTCTCCAAGAACCTGATCGCTCATGCGCTCATCCAAGCGATGATGCGCAATGGGCAACCGGCCACCTAAGGCGTCGGAGTAAGAACCTAGTTCCCTTCGACTTTAAACTTAGGAGTCTACATGCATAACCAAGTTATGGATGTTGTTCTCGGCCTAGCTGAGGACATATGCACGCCGAGGTCCTTATCAGTAGCGATACTGATAAGGTTCGGTGAGTGGGCGGAGCTTCAAAAGCTCCGCTGTCGTCCGCGCCACTATGTGAACCGTGAGAGGTACTACTGGGATAACGTCATAACCGACATTCTCAGGAAGTGCGACTTACCTAGTACCGTAGACCGGCAGCAAGCTGCGGTGGATACCTTCTTCATGTGTGAGAAGAAGAACTACCTCACAAATTGCAGGTTGGCTCGCTTCCTCCCCAACTCCCTCTTCCTAGAGGATGGGGACGAGGCCGTCTATGACTTCATCTGTCATTGGCGTAAAGAGGTCATCTCTGTGATGGGTAACTTGCCGGACCACCTCACTCCCCGTTTTGGGGGAGGGGCCACGTATGCTGACACGGGGTTGCTAATAACAACACCGGACAAGATGTCCAGTCGCCCAACCATCTACTTTGCGACGGAATGTCTCCTCCCCATGTGGGGGGAGACTTCTTGGTCTCGTTCTCTTGTGGAGACGAGGCCTTGGCAGAGTAGACCCCGTGCGGTCCGAGGCAATAAATTCTTTACAGTCCCAAAGGACGGAACTAAATTCCGTGGGTGCTGTAAGGAAGCATCGATACCTGTGTCCTACCAGCTTGACGTTGGTAGGATACTAAAATCGAGGTTGCTTCGGATCGGAATCGATCTACGGGAAGGCCAAGAACTCCATCGCGCGCTCGCAAAGCGCGCGTCGGAGGACGGAAGCCTGGCTACGATCGACATGAGCAATGCGTCCGATACACTCGCGAGAGTGCTCGTCCGATTACTCCTTAGGGGTGATTGGTTTGAATTGCTCAACTCCCTCCGTGCTACACACACACGTATCGAGGGTCAATGGCACAGGTTGGAAAAATTCTCCTCAATGGGGAATGGCTTCACATTTGAGCTGGAGACAATCGTTTTCGTATGTCTGGCACGAACTCTAGTGCGCCTGGAAGGGGGTGACCCTGACCTGGTTAAGTGCTATGGGGACGACCTCATAGTACCGTCTCGCAACGTTCCTTCGTTGATGAAGGCGCTGGAGTTGTTCGGTTTTGAACCGAATATGGAGAAGACCTTCGTCGAAGGTCCTTTCCGGGAGAGCTGCGGAGGTGACTTCTGGGATGGTGTACCCGTGAGGGCTCACTACATTCAGGAGTTACCAGATGAACCGCAGCAGTGGATATCATTGGCTAATGGTTTACGGCGGCTGGGTCTTGCAAACGGTTCTCCACCTTCTCGGTGGGGCGTTGTTCGCAGGACTTGGCTTCGCACTTTGGACCATATACCAAGTAATATCCGCCGGTGTCGCGGCCCTGAACATCTAGGTGACGTGGTTATCCACGACACTGATGATCGATGGGATACGAAGCGCATGGGGGCTGATTCCGGTTGGGATCAGATAACCGTGCCTGCGTATATACCCGTGCCCGATGTCTTGCCATGGGGACATTGGAATCCGGCTGTGCAGTTGGCGTGCTGCACTTTAGGCTTCCGGTCCATTGGTGTGTCTCCTAGAGACGGCATCAGTGGGTACCGCGTGAAGAGAATCCCTGTGAGGGGACTCTCTTTGCCGTGGGCAGCCTAACCTTATCGCGACTTTCGTTGATTCATCATCAACTTGGACCCGACTCGGGGTAGCGGCCTTTGGCCGTG